TAGATTAATAAATACAGATAAAGATGTAGGAACATTAAGCGAAAGATTAAATATACTTAGAAAAAAACAACAAGAAAACTTTTTAAAAGAAAACGAAGAAAGATATTTAAGTGCTAGAGAAAACTGGGATGATGAAAATATAAGACAAAGAATGATACAAGATGAAGTAGCGGGTGGTTTGTATAAAGATAGTGAGGGAATGTTTAGTCAAAATAAAGTTTTTTTAAAAACATTAGGTAAGGATGATGCCGACTACTACTTACAAAAAAGATTGTCAGAACAAAAAATAAAAGACCAAACTGATGCAATTATAGATACGAATAAGGCAATTAATGACGGATTAATAAAAAAAGGAACTATGATTCACGGAAACGAAAGAACTGCAGATGAGTTATCAAAAACACTAGACAGTATACTTTATGCTAAACATGCAATAAATGTAAACAAAAGATTAGGAGATAATGCAGCAGGTATCAATACAAAGTCAGCACAGCTAATACTAGATAAAGCAAAAAAGAATGGAACAATGGATTTGTTAAATGCAGAAATAAAAGAACTACAATTTTTATCAAGAAAAATATTAGACACAGCAGAAGCAGGTGGATTGGTTTCTAAAAAACAAGCAGACATTTGGAGAAAAGAAAGACCTGATTATGTTCCATTAAATAGAATAAACGATGAAACAGATATACCGTCTTACTTTAATCCTAGAAATACAGTAGGGGAAGTAACTAGTACAGGCATAAAAACACAAAAAGGAAGTGACTTAGAAGTAGCTTCTATAAGACAGAATATAAACGAAAATTTAGCACAAACAATAAGACGTGCAGAAACAAATAAAGCAAACATAGCATTTAAAAAATTATTAGATCAGAACAAAGATATAGCTGATGTGTTTGTAAAAACAAGAAAAGATGCTACGCCATACTTTAAACAAACTGACAAAACTACTTTTCAAGATAATGTAAAACCTAGTGATAATACATTAAGTATATTCGAAAACGGAGAAAGAACTTTAATTAGTTTTAAAGACCCAAAACTCGCAGCTGCATTTAAAGGAAGAAGAAAAGATATTAATAACGAATTTGTTAAAGGTATATTTAATGCTGCTACATGGATAAACAGAAGACTAGGTAGCTTATATACAAGGTACAGCCCTGAGTTTATGATACCTAACTTATCTAGAGATAGAACAGAATCATTTGTAAATAGTATTACTAAAATGGGTATTAAGGGTGATGTTACTAAAGATTCTTTACAGCTTCTCAATCCAAAAAACATAGGCGCAGATATGAAAACTGTCTATAAAATGGAAAAAGGAACAAAACCAACAAATCCAAACGAGGAAAAATTATTTAAACAATATAAAGAGTTTAAAGAAAGTGGAGGAGCTGTTGGTGGATATGGTTTATCTACAGTACAACAAGTAGAAGATAAAGTTGCTAGTCTAGCTAACATGACAAAAGATGGAAGTTTTTTTACTGCAGGTATGAAACAAAAGGCAGAAAAAATAGATGATGCTATAAACGATTTTAATAAAATGTTTGAAGATGGCACAAGATTTGGTGTTTTTAGAATGATGAGAAACAAAGGATATAGTGCTGATAAAGCGGCATTGGCAGCAAGAAACTCATCGTTTGACCCTACATTAGGCGGTAAAAATGTAGGAATAATAAGAGCAGGTTATTTGTTTGCTAACCCTGCTATACAAGCTAACAAAATACTTTATGGTAATGTAACAAAAAGTAAAAAGAATTTATTTGCTACGTTAGCTGGACTAACAGCAATAACAAGCGGATTAGATTTTTATAATAGTCAAGTCGATCCAGAGTGGAGAGAAAAAATTAAATCTACTAATGGAAGTAATTGGATAACAAACAGAAATTTAGTATTTATGATGCCACCTTCTATGCAAACAGAGGGAGAAGAACTTAAATATTTTTCATTACCTATAGGTTATGCTCTTGTTCCTTTAAAAGTTAGCATGGATAAAATGCAACAATATTTTTCTGGTGGACTAAAAGAAGATGGTGGTACTGTAGCTAATGAAATTAGAAATGAGTTTTTAGATACATTAAACCCATTTGGTGGAAGTCTTGTTCCTACACCAGTAAGACCATACTTTGAACTTATGGCTAATGAAGACGGATTGGGAAGGGCAATTAGACCTGAGTGGTTAGAAAATGAAAACATGCACAGTTCTGAAAAAATATATCCATGGACAGCTAGAACATATGGTGGAGAAATGGCAATGGCATTAGCTGATACTGCTAAAAATCTAGGATATGAAGTGTCTCCTGAAAGTTTAAAATATTTAGCAGGTACATATTTTGGTGGACCTGGGCAATTTTTACAAAGAATATTAAATGTAACAAGTAAACTTTATAATGGAGAGACACCATCACCAAGAGATATTCCTGTGTTAAGAAGATTTTTTGGCGAAAGCTATGAAGATATATTCGAAAAAAGAGCAGGTAAGTTTTCTGAAATATCAGAAATAGCTAAAGAAGATAATACAGAAAAGTCTAGAAATACTAGAATTGCATATGACATTTTTAATAGAATGGAAGAAGCAAAACCAGAAGAAAGAAGACAAATATTAGCAGATGAAATATTAAAAAATCCACAAAACATAAACGAAAAAGTTTTAAATAACATAGCAAAAAGAATTAAAAATGCTGAGTTAGGACTAACGTCTACTGATGCTAGAGTTAAATCATTAACAATAGACAAAAGAGCGCAATATTTAGTTAAGCAAATGGAAAACATGACTATTCCTGAAATACAAAAATTCATTAAAGATCAGCAGTCTAAAGGTATACTAACTGCAAATGTTGAAGAACAATTGGTTAAATTAAAAGAATTTAGAGATATTAAATTAAGGAAAGTTGAATGATACCTTTTGAAGTTATAACAATGCTTGGCTCTAGTTTATTTACTGGATTACTTTCTATATGGTCACAAAAATCTAAAGACGCAGCAGACCAACAAAAGTATCTTATGCAAAGAGCAGAGATAAATCGTGCATCAGTAGAAGATGCAAGAAAAGATAACAGTCAATATCAATCTACAACAAGAAGATGGATGGCATTATTAGCTGTGTTTTTTATTATCTGTTTACCTAAGATAGCAGTATTCTTAGACCCATCAGTACAAGTACACCTTATGTATCTTGAACAAGTTAAAGAGGGTTGGTGGATATTCGGCAGTATAGAAGAAGTTACAACATTTCAAGGAATATCAGGTGTAGTTATTACTACAGCAGACACGCATTTTTTAGCAGCGATATCAGGATTCTATTTCGGTTCCGCTGCAACAAGGAGATAACATGGTAGCTAAAAGATATCAAAGCAAAACTGGTGGATTAAACGAAGCAGGAAGAAAACATTTTAAACGTACTACAGGTGCTAATTTAAAAAGACCTGTAACAGGTAAAGTAAAGCCAGGTTCTAAAGCAGCAGGAAGACGTGCAAGTTTTTGTGCAAGAATGTCTGGTGTTAAAGGTCCTATGAAAGACTCTAAAGGAAGACCAACTCGTAAAGCACTAGCACTTCGTAAGTGGAAATGTCGTGGATAGAATATATATAGCACTTGTTGTAATAATTGTATTAATTTTAGGTTACGCAATAGAAGATGCTGTATCAGATACCTCGTCAACAGGTGCAACAACAAATAATCAGACAAATGCTTCGGGCAGTAATACCTCTATATCAGGTGGTTACTCGCAAGAAACAACAAATAACTATACTGGCGGACAAACTAATACCACAACTAATTCTACAACTAATAACTCCAATCAAGAGACTGCTGTTAATTCTGCAACAGCACCTGCTATGTCAGTATATGGTCAAGACAGTTGTGTAATACCCCTTTCTATTGGCATGACTGTTATTTGCTTTAGCACATCTATGGGTACTTATTATCACGATATGGAATGTGAACGCAGAAAGAAAGCTAAACTGCTTAATGGTTTAGGTATGAAAGTCGCAGCAATATCATTGATGTGCCAAGACAAGTCTGTTTGGAAATCTATGATGGATGCAGGTACACCATGTCCTATAGATGGATTGATTGGTGAACAAGCTAAACAACGATGGGATGAACTCGGTAATGAAAAAGTTTTTGATACTGTTAATGCTACCTCTAGTGGCAAATTCAGACACCACAGAAAATCTCCTTAACCAACAAATTTATGATGGCAATAGCTTTGCCAATGGTTGGTCTGGAACAAATGACCACAATCATGGCAATAATATTGCAGCAGGTGTTGATGGAGAATACATAGAAAATAGTATCTCATTACAAAATAATGCAGGATTATCTAAAGGTATTATTAATAATGGGTTTACATCTACGGCAGGTGCAGATATTTGGTTCTGGAATCAGATAGAACAAAACGTAGAGATAACACAAACTTTAGTAGATGATAATGGCAATGTAACTACACAGACTAAAACTATAAACAACGATGGTTGTTATTATTGCACACATACTGATTCAATTATTATTGGTAATAATAGCCAAGAAGATTACGATATAACAGTTAGATATACTTTTAATGAGAACAGTAATTCTATATCTCATTATGGTGCTGACCTAAAAAGTCCTACATTGTTTATCGAGTATGATCCTGTAGTAGTAGATGTTGCAACACAATCAGCTATTACAGAAATATCGAATGATATACAAGAGATATATATAGAAGAATTTGTTTACGAAGAACCTATTATTGAAGAAGTGGTATTTGAAGAACCAATTGTAGAGATAATAGAAGAACCTATTTTTATAGAAGAAGAATTTGTAGAGGAGACTATTGTATTAGCTCCTGCTATGATAGAACCTGAGATAGTAGAAGAAGTTATAGAAGAACCTGCTATCGAAGAAGTATTTGAAGAAATAGTTGAAGCACCTGTGGAGGAAGTAAATGAAACAGAAGTTGTCGAAGAAACAGAAAGAGATACGGAAGTGGGTGAAGATACAGGAGGAGCTGTCGAAACAGAATCAGCAGGAGTATCTGAAAGCACACAAGACAACAGTAGGAGTTTTGAAACCGAACTAACAATAGAAGAAATATCTATTAAAGTGGCAGACAAAATTAAAACAATAGATGGTCAGCTAAAAGCTACACAAATGATAGTAGCTAAAGTCATGGCTAAAGATAATAAAATATCTTCTTACTCAAAAGTAAACACAGATATATTTATACAACCTGAATTACAAAGTATTGATATAGGTACATACACTAACAGTAACTATGTTGATATTAGAAACATTTACCCAAATCAAACTTACGAGGACAGACTATGGACATCAAGACAATAGCAGGAATACTAGGACTAGTTATTACATTAGGTGGATTGTTTGTTCAAGTCGGGCAGATTTTAAACAGACTAGAGGTGGTTGAAGGAAGATCAGTACCTAATATTGCCCCACTAGAAAAAGAATTATCAATACTTAGAACAGAATTAGAGGGCTTAAAAGCTAGAAATAGTAATCCTTTAATGCGATGATAAAGATAATTAAGTTCTTATTAAGTAAGGTAAGAACGAAATATCTAAGACCTGAACTATCAGTCTTAGAGTTTATACTTATATTGGTTATGTCATATTACATTACTAAATGGATATATGCTTAAACTAATAGGAGATAACTATGAGTGCAAATATTCCCTACACAAAAAGGGAAATGCAAATCATCAAAGCAATCCATGCGATTGATCCCAAAGCAGAAATCAGCATTAAGTCAAGAATCAATAATAGACTTGACTATAAATATGGTGGTATAGTGTTCTTAAATTGTACACCAATAACTTGGGATGAAGTTATGGACAAGATTGATGAAGAAGAAAGAAGACCTTATTAATCGACCAAGTCACTATACTAAAGGTATAGAGACAATCGAATACATAAGATCATGGGATATGGATTATGTTCGTGGGAACATCGTGAAATACGTTACCCGATTCCCTTATAAAGGCACACCTATACAAGACTTAGAGAAAGCTAAGTGGTATCTCGAATATTTAATCAAACAGGAAAAAAACAAATGACCATACATAACAATGGTGGCAATCTTAGTAGGGTTGGTATCATACAAAGAGATGATGATGGCAATGCTTTGCGTTGTCCTCATTGTAAGTCTGAGCATTTAATTAAGAATGGACATGATGGTACTGAAAGAAAAGTAAGAAGATGGAAGTGTAAGACTTGTGGAAAGAAAACATGTCATCCAGAAGTAATGAAAAATTATGAACTAGAAGAAAGAACAGAAACAGATTGGACTACAGAAGAACTAATTGATGCAAGAACTGAAGTCTTTAAAAGAAAAGATGCCAGAGAAAGAAAAGATAAATTTATAAACATAAAAATAAAAGACCCAAAACCTATAGGTCTTTACATACAAGGCGACCCTCATGTTGATGATGATGGTTGTGACTGGATATCACTTAGAAACCACATAGATATCGTTAATAAGACAGATGGTATGTATGCCTGTTCTGTTGGTGATTTGTCTAATAATTTGGCTAGACGTGGTAAATTAGCAGGATTA